TAATCAGAGAGATTAGAAACCGTAGAGTCAAAGAAGAGTTGTTTCAAATGAAACTCAAAGGACCCGAAGTTTCCCTAGAAGAGGAATAGTCTCAGTTAATGCGTTCGCTTTTATTTGAGTCCAAGTGCCTTCCAGATGTTTTTTGTAAAATCTAGTTTCATCCAATCCCCCCCCCTCTATCTTATGTTCGGGGTCAATTGCAGTTAGAATCAGCGCCATAGCAATAGTACCCCAGAACAATTCAGTCTTTAACGCACTTAGAAATGTTCCCTTGTAAAGTCCTTTGCTAAGCATAAACTTGGCTTGTCCTGATTGCATAGTGATATTGAAACCTAAAACACCAATGCCACCACCAAGGGCCTCTGGAACTCCGGTATAATGAATAAACGCATTATAAACATCTTCATCTGCAAGTTCGGTAGGTTTACTCATTGGAGTATAGCCAAGACTAGGCATTCAATTCCTTTCCTGAGTATATGCTCTGCGGAGTCTTTCAATGTAGACTAGATCCTTTTCATGAGCAGTAACGCCACCAATAAGATAATTCGTGGCATTAAAGACCACCCCTTCTGAACCAGTTCCTTCAGTGGCTAGGATTCTAGTAATATGTAGGCGTTCACTGGCCGTAGGATTACCAGTACCAAAACTATCCCCCCCTATTTGTCTAAGTGCTGGATATGCTGAAGCATAAGGCACATAGTTTGCCCATTCACCATATACTACTTCTTGAATATCTAATGCTTCACCGGAGGTAGGCAAAGGACCGAGGAAACCAGCAGCATACAAATGACACTCTGAATCTCTTAATCGTCTAGTGGTAATCAAATCAATATGACATGTATTCAATACAGTTGGCCCGGCTAAGTCTAATGCTCCATGTTGAATATCTATGGCTTGACTAAAGAAAGTTAGGTCGTTTTGAGTATATCCAGCTAGATCGATATAACCCCTCCAAACTAAATACAATTTACCATTATCAACCACTTGCCAACCTTCACCAGAATTCTCAGCATCAATTACGATGGTATCAGTTCCTACAAACTCCAGTGCAGCAATAACGTGGGGTACTTGTTTAATCAATTGTCTTGCTGTCATATCTGTTGGCATTACTTCATCACCTTCTTTGTGGCTCTATGTGCTTTCTTTGCTAGACCTGCAAAGGACGTACGCGGGTGTTTCTTCTTCAGTTTAGCATATTGCTTCTTGTATTCAAGATTGTACGCTGAAGGTGAACGTTTCTTTTTCTCTGAAGGAGTATCAACGTAAGCTTTCCTAGCCGTCTTACGAGTTTCACCCTTAGTTGTGGAATGAGTGTGGAGGGTTTCCCCGCATCTCGGACAGTATCTAGGCACCTAAGCACCTCAGTTGTCAGCTGCTGTTGATTGAATCGCTACTGCCATCCAGTCTTTGGTTGATAGTTTGACTACTCGGCAGCGGATTCTTGCGGTGCAAAAGATATTGTCTGCTGCTGCTTGGCCATCAATACCGGCTGTCATGTACATTTGGTCATTAACAACAAGGAAAGCCTCGCTTAGATTTGTAGGACCGAAGTTATCAGGGAATAAATCCTGTGATTCAGTAGAAAGATTTGCGCTGTCATCAATGTCTACTCGGCTTGATGCAATCAAACTTTGATTGTCTGCTCTGACAAATGCAGTGCCGGGATTCAAATCGACTAATTGCATACCAAGAGAAGAGTTACCTGCAGCAACTTGAGATATAGTACCGCCAAAGTCTGAACCCACTTGAATGATGAAGTCTACGCTTTCTACTGCAATGGCTTGTCCTGTTGGGACGTTAACGTAAGCAGATAAATCAAGAGTGCCAGTAACTCGGCCCCCTGATGCTGTTGCGGTCGGTAAAAGTACGGTTTCGGTTAGGTAGAAACTACCTGTCATGCTCTTTGTCATGTCTTTTCCGGTATCAGGGGTAGTTAATGAGTATATCCCCGTTATCCGTCCTTTGTCTTTGTGAGCGAAGCGAACCCATCTGCCCCTATCCCACCCCCACCCACCCTACCAATGACAACAACAACCTAATGAAGTTGTTTGAAAAACACATTTCAAAAACCATAGTATTATTAATAATCATAGAGTCGGGAGTAATATGACCCGAATTAATAGGAGAGTGCAAGGGGCAACACGCAACACAATATCAGTTACATTGCCCCATGACTGCATTATAATACTGAATAGAGCAATGAAGAGATATGGAAACAACCGCAGCCTAGCGCTAGAGTACATCATCAAGGATTGGGAGAGGGCAATACAAGCCCAAAGGGAGGCTAGACAATGACAGATATCACATCGGGTGGAGCTATAACACTAGAAGGGCTTGAAAGACTTGAAAGCTTATTGCTGAAGAAGAAGAGGCCTGAGAATTATCGCCATTTTCACGAAGGTAAATGGCAGCTTATGTATGTAGATAAGACACATTCAACCATTCATCAGTATAAATGTTCATTCTGTCATCGAGTTTATTATAGGTCGCCTACTGATATGTGGGAGGCTGAATATAAATGAAGAAGTTTGAAGGATGGAGAACAGAAGAGTTGCAATATGTATCTACACTTATGGCTGGAAGAGATATGCAAGTTATCAATGAACCACACAACAACATCAATGCATTGTATCATGAAGTAATCAGAGAGATTAGAAACCGTAGAGTCAAAGAAGAGTTGTTTCAAATGAAACTCAAAGGACCCGAAGTTTCCCTAGAAGAGGAATAGTCTCAGTTAATGCGTTCGCTTTTATTTGAGTCCAAGTGCCTTCCAGATGTTTTTT